GCATGAAGACCAAAGGCTCGCGGCCGCAACCCAAAAAGACCAACGACCAACGGGCGGGCCATCGGACCCGGGCGGAGACGGTGTTAGCGCTCGTGCCACAGACGAAGGGGCGTACCCCGTCCTTACCGAAGGGTTATCTTCCCAGCGTGCGCCGGGCGTGGCGTGATTACTGGGAGAGCCCGGTAGCGCAGATCGTCAGTAAGCAAACCGACATGATGGCGCTTACTGACTGGGCATGGGCTGAGAATGAATTGATGGGTGAGCGAGCGAGTCCTGAGCCGCGACTGCCGTATCTCAAGTACCTGACGGAGCTTGTGGGGAAGCTCCGGGTGGAGTTCGGCATGACGCCGCTCGCCCGTACCCGGCTCAGCATTACCGTGGGCCAAGCAAAGTTGACGATGCAGGAATTGAACAAGCGATTAGCGCAAGCGCCTGAGGCGGACCCGCGCTTTAAGGATTGGGAGGAGGCGTGAGCGCGAAGTCGGTCGGATTCCACACCGAGCTATTGCCGTCTGGATGGAGGCTACGTCCGAGTTGGGATCGCAATGCGCCTGATGTCGTCCGTTCTCACGGAACGTGGTATCTGCCCGGTGGGTGCCGGCTTTGGGATCATCTTTACCGATTAATCATGTCGGATGGGACGAAATGCTACTGTGCAGAACCGTATGGAATCACAGAAGAAAGTTTCGATGACCTGCTCCGCCTGCGGGATGCCGGTTGGACTATTAAGATAGGGGGAGTAGCCTTCTGGAATCCTGAATGGCCAACCACCAGGATTCTGCTCCGCCGATGACTCGTTCACTTGGCCCGAAGGTCATCCGCTGGATCGAGGGCTCCTGCGTCATTCCCGACGGCCCGGAGATAGGGCGGCCGTTCCGGGTGCCGGATTTCTGGTGTGACATCATTCAGGAGTGGTACCAAGTCGACGAGTCGGGCCGTCGCCGCTACAGTCAGGGGCTCGTTGGCATCGCCAAAAAGAACATCAAGACAAGTATCGCGGCGGCACTCTCGCTCTACGAGCTGGCGGGCTCAGGGGATCCGGCGGCGCTGGTGTTGTCGGCTGCGGCCACTGAGGAGCAGGGAGCCAACCTGCTATTCGGCTCGGCGTACACGATGGCGACGAAATCGCCGGTGCTCAAAGACACACTGCTAGCCATGCGCTCGGAGATTCAAGTGCCGAGCCAGCCGAGGGCGCGGCTCAAGAACCTGACGAGCCGGGCGGGCAGTAATGACGGCGCCAACGCGCGGGCGGTGTTCTGCGACGAGCTCCACGAATGGCAGGGACAATCGGGGCGGAACCTGTTCGCGGTGCTCGAAGGCGCATTGACATCACGGCCGGATGCCACGCTGTTCGCCATTACCACGGCGGGCTATGACGAGGACTCCATCTGTTGGGACCTCTACCAGTATGGGAAGAAGGTTGAGACCGGGGAGATCGATGACCCGCGCTTTTACTTCCGCTGGCTCGAGGCGCCGCAGGGTGGTGACTACAAAGATCCGGCGTTCTATAGCATCCCCAATCCGCTCATGGGGATAACGGTTCACTGGAGCGTGATCGAGGACCGTATCCGGCGCGACCCGGAAAGTGTCGTGCGCCGCTACCACGGGAACCAGTGGGTGAGCGGCGCAGACATCTGGATAGGCGCTGGTCAGTGGGACGCCTGCAAGGAGGTCTCGCTTGAACTCGATCCAGAACTCCCCCTCCACGTCGGGATTGATGTGGGTATCCGCCACGATTCAAGCGCCGTAGCGCTGGCGCAATGGCAGCCTGACACCGGTCGGATTGTGCTCCGTGCCCGGATTTGGGAGAACCCATACGCGCGTGAGCATTCGCTACACGACACATGGTCGTTGAAAATCGAGCAGATTGAAGTATGGCTCATGGAGCTATTCCAGGAGTTCCCCTACCCGGCTGCCGAGATAGATGACGAACCACAACCAGGACCGGATTTTTGTTACGACCCTGCATTCTTCGAGCGGTCAGCCCAAATATTGAGCGGGCAGGGGCTCTGTATGGTGGAGTTCCCACAGACGGACGCCCGCATGATTCCGGCGAGTCAGGCGCTCTATGACGCGGTGGTCGAGAAGAAGTTGGCCCACGACGGAGACGAGGTATTGCGACGGCAGGCGCTGAGTGCGACAGCGGACCAGAAGTACCGGGGCTGGCGGCTATCGAAGCCCAAGGGCAGCATCCGCAAGATTGACGCGGCCATTGCAGCGGCCATTGCGGTTGGTAGGACCCAGGCAGCGATTCTGGAAGAGCCGGTGTCGGTTTACGAATCAAGGGGACTCCTTGTCATTTAGATTGTCCGAGTGTGGGTGTGGGGAGCCTGCGCCGGAGTGACATGAAACATCTTTGGGGGCTTGACTGGACCGACGTGCTGATTGTGCTAGGAGTGGCTGGCGTGACGGTGGGGCTGTACCTAGCTTGGTCACCGCTCGCCATCATTGTCGGCAGCGTACTGGCTATCGTGGTGGGGGTGGCTCTTGGCCTCGCTCGTCAACATCGCTGAGGGTCGGCCGACCCACGAGGGCCGGTGCCCGCAGTGCCACCGGCTGCTCGTCCGGGTGTCATCCGGCTATGGGCTCGCGGAATCGTTCTGCCGGCATTGCAAGATTCACGTCACCGTCCGGCTGACGGCATCAGGAACCGGCGGTAACGTCTACGGCGCGGAGGCGACCTATGAGCCGTAAGGTCTGTTTGTTCGGCGGCGCGGTCCGTGATGGCGACGTGGCCGAGATCCCCGACGACGCGGAAATCTGGTGTGTTAATGAGATGAACCGCCACCTGGGCGACCGCAAGCCGAGCCGGGTATTCCAGCTCCACGTGCGAGACTGGCGCGAGCAAGAGCGCGCGTATCTGAACGGCGGCACGCTGCCGGAGGTGCTGGACCCAGATTGCTTCGGCCGGAACCAGGAGCACGTCGAATACCTGCGAACGTGCGGCGTGCCGGTCTACGGGCAACAGGTATGGGACGACATTCCGACAAGCACGCGCTATCCATTCGAGGCGGTGTGTGAAGCTGTAGGGATTCCATTGCCGCCGGATGGCAAGAAACGGCTGTGGGCCACGTCGAGCTTCGGTTACATGGCGGCGTTGCTGCTGATGGAGCATCAAACATCGCCAACCGAAATTCAAACGGAGCCGGTAAGTCACCGTGATGGTGATTACCAGGTTTGGCAGGGGCATCGGACAAGCGTCGTTCGGACAAACGGCATTGAGGAACTCATTTGCATCGGCATCGAACTGCCGACCGGCACGCAGCGAGAGCAGAAATGGGAGTGGCCGAATTTCGCTTACTATCTGGGGCTCGCGACCGGGGTCGGCATCAAAGTAACACTGCCGAGCTGCGGCACGTCGCTGCTCTCGGCTCCACACTACGCGCTTGGCGGCCATCCGTACCCACAGGAAGCGGATCACTGGCACTTCCCCGGCTATTCGGGCGTGGTCTTCGATCCGGAGGAAAGCGTTTATCGACTTGGGACGTGGGACGCGCGTGATAGACTAACGCCGAACGCGACCTAGCGGCTCTCGCAGCCCTCGAAAATATCGGGGGCTGTTTCTTTTGGCGGTCATCGCCCCAGCGATATCGAATCTCCTCCAGCGCATCTTGCCCCTCGAGGGCCCTTATCCATTAACCGCCGGTCGCCTAGTTGAAATCTTCGGCGGGCGGCAGTCCGTCACCGGCGTGGCCGTCAACCAGGAATCGTCACTCGCCATTCCCGCTGTCTATGCCGCTGTGCGTGTGATTACTGATAACGTCGCAGTGCTCCCCATCATGCTCCATCGGCGGATTGAAGGCGGGAAGGAACGCGCCACCGACCATCCGCTGTATCGGCTACTCCATGACGAGCCCAATCCATGGATGACGCCCTTCACGTTTAAGGAGACGCTGCAGGGGCACCTGCTGCTCTGGGGCAACGCCTACGCCGAAATCGTGCGTGATGGTAGTGGCCAGCCAGTTGCGCTCTGGCCGCTCCGGCCGCCGGATGTCCAGAAGATTCAGCGTACTGCGTCGGGGGACCTGCTCTACACGTACCGCGTGCCATCTGGCGGGGGCAGCGGCGTAAGTGGGCAGAACGGCGGCACTGGCGACGGGACAGCGGCGACAAAACGCGCCGGCGAGCTGGTCGAGATTCCCCAGCGGAATATGTTTCACCTGCGCGGGCTGTCGTCGGACGGCATCATTGGCTACAGCCCAATCACCCTCCACCGGGAGGCGCTCGGGTTGGCGCTGGCTGCTGAGGAGTATGGCGCCCGCTTCTTTGGCAACAACGCTAGTCCTGGCGGCGTGCTCCAAACCAAGGCGCGGCTGTCAGATCAGGCCGCCACACGTCTCAAGGAATCCTGGGAAGGGGCACACCGCGGTCTGACGGAAGCGCACCGGGTAGCAATCCTCGAGGAGGGCGTCGAGTGGAAACAAGTGGGCCTGCCGCCCGGGGATGCGCAGTTCATCGAGACGCGGAAGTTCCAGCTCACTGAGATATCGCGGCTGTTCCGGGTGCCACCCCACAAGATTAATGACCTCGACCGAGCAACGTACTCCAACATCGACAAGCTGGAGCAGGCGTTCGCGCTCGATGGCGTGCTGCCTTGGCTCGTGCGGTGGGAAGAGCAGATTACCAAGGACTTGCTGCTGCCACGCGACCGGGCGACGTACTTTGCCGAGTTCAAAATGGACGCCCAATGGCGGGCCGACATCAAGACCCGGTACGAGGCGTATGGCATGGGCCGGCAGTGGGGCTGGCTCAGCCCGAACGATATTCGCGAGTTTGAGAACATGAATCCTATCGAGGGTGGCGACGAATACCTCTCGCCCATCAACATGCAGCCGTTGGGCTCACCGCCACCCGCTCCGAAGCAACTGCCGGCTGGCGGCGACGAGGACGACGAGGATCGCGCGTATCAGCGCTTGCTACAGGGGATCACGGAGCAACGCGGTTCCATGCGGCGAGTTATCGAGCGGGACAGCGAGGGCCGCATCTCAGCGGTTATCGAGACGCCATTGTTGGAGGCTGGGCGGTGATAACCCTCGCGCTTGCCAACCGGCTGCTGGATTCGACGCTGGGCGCGGGCCATCCGGTGTTCGTGTCGCTCCACATCAATGAGCCCGGCGAGGATGGCGGTTCTGAGCTATTCGGCGGCAGCTACCGGCGGCAGGCGGTCATCTTCGACAAGGCGCGTGAACGCGTAACGGTGAATGCCCAGCGCCACGAGTTCCTGGAGTTGCCGGAAGCGCGTATCTCTCACATTGGCGTTTGGGATGCTCAGGAGGGAGGTATCTTCCTCTGGGGCTCTGACCGTATGGATCCGGCGGTGCAAGTGCCAGACGGCGGAACACTGCGTATCGAGCCTGGCAATCTGGCCATCAAGATGCTCATTCGGTAGGGGGGAACACATGACGATCAGCAACTACATCGAGGATTTAGCGCTCAACCACATCCTGGGCTCGGCCACGACGCCATTCGTGACGACAACCAGCGTGTTTGCGTCGTTGCACACGGCCACCCCCACCGAGACTGGCACCGGCTCGCCGCTGGCATCTGCGCCGCGCTTTCAGGTGATCTTCGGCGCGGCAGCCTCGGCAACGGCGGCCAATAACGCGACGGCCAGTGTGGTGGTAAGTGCGACCGGCACGGTTACGGACATCGCGCTCTGGGATGGTACTGCGACCGGCACAGCTAATTGCCTGTGGTACGGTGCGCTGACAGCTGCCAAGGCCGTCAACGCAGGCGATACGGTGACCCTGGCGGTCGGCGGCTTGACTGTGAGTCTCGACTAATGGCG